CCCAAACCTTCCGCACATAATAATATCCATCCGTCAACTTCTCCGGATAGCAGTCTTCTCTCCCTGTCGCTCCCTGATCTGGCAAATCCTGTTCTTCCGCATCCTTCCCCGTCGGATCCGTCTGCTCCGATTCTTCCTTTTCTCCTACATTCTCCTTGGAACTGGAACTGCCAGCTCCCATAGCCACCTTCACATCCCTACGGAATCCATCCATGGTATATCCCAGCCCCAACTGCCTCCACAAATGCTCCGGATCCACGTGATTACTTGCAATCCCTCTTGCATAACCTTCTTTATGGCTAATCACTACACCATCCGCCAGCGGATTCAGTCCATACTCCTTACACAGATACGCAAACAGCTCCACTGCAGCCTCATAAGTCCTCTTCACCACTGCTCTGGCAGCCTCCACATCCGAGCACACAAAAGTAGCACCACCCACATACTTGATACAATCCGGCTCACACATCTCCACACCGATATGGGTATTATTTCCGGAGCCCTTCTTCCCGGAAGCACAATGCCACCCACGATGATCCCAGGGCAAGGTCTGATACACCGTCCCCTCATTCCCGTCAATAAATGCATGCACACAGGCATCATCAAAAGACTCCCGATTCCAATTCCCAATAAAAACGGATGCCCTCGGCTGAGGACACCCTACGCTATGCAACATGATTCCTTTTACTTTAATCTTCTTCCCGGCCCGATAACAAGGATTCCTTGTCAAAAACGCTTCCACCAGCCTCATTCTTCCTCAGCCTCCTTCTTCTCCTCTACATCATTTGCCCGATCATGCAGCTGTGCCAAAACTACCTTCAGTTTCTCCGGAATCGGCAATCCCAGATGTGCTGCATTCTCCAACAGAGACACACCCTCATTGGATAAATAGAAAAAGATTACCGCTGTCCGCAAAACCGATCCGGTACCTATCACCTGCACATCCAACAGATTCGCAATCCCAACCAGCATCAGAATCAACACCTTCCTGCAGATCCCTTTAAAGCCGACTGCACTGGACAACTTCTTATCCACAATCGCACACATCACACCGGTAATGTAATCCACCACCATGAACACAATCAGTGCATAAAGCAGCCCATCATACCCGCCGAGAAAATACCCCAGCCATCCGCCAATCATCGCAAATACCAACTGAATACTGTTCCAAAACTCCTTCATAATCTCAAAATCCTCCTTGTAAAATTATTTGTATCATTCAAATCGCTTCGTGCAAGCACTCCCGCAATCCACCAAAAAAGCGACTGCCCCTTTCAAGACAATCGCTCTCTGCCATAAGTTATTAAGTTACTCTGTTTCTTCCGTCAGCGTATAAGTAATCTTCATAGTCTTATCCGCCGTCTTCACCACCGCCGACGGAAGGTTATTTATAGTAGCCAAATACGGCGCCAACAAATAAATGTTCCTATAGGAAGCGCTAAAAGAAACCAAAAACTGCTTCCACTGGAATAGCGGAGTTGACATCGACATCAGCTTATCATCTCCCTTTGTCAACACCACCGTATCATCCGCCAGTATCATAAACTCTTTTCCCACAAGAATATCCTCAATCAGTACCATCACACAGTTAGGACTGGTTCCATTCCCCACACCATAATCATTGGTAGTAATCCCCAGAGGAATCAGTGTGATATCAGCCGGATCATTTACGTTGATCTTATAAACACCCTTTCTGTTATATGCCAGAATGTAAAGATACCCATTACGGATACATCCTCTGGAAGTTCTGTTTCCATAAGATAACTCCTGCACTCCGGCTTCTTCCAGATAAGTATTCGCCAACGTCCATTTCCCTTCTGTAAAAGAGTAATCTGCCTTACTGATCTTGATCCAATACACCGTGGCACTTCCGCTGCCATTATATCGGTTCCCGAACCCATACCAGTATCCGTCCCTGCCATCATAAAACGCACCGTTCAAATTGATGTAGTCAACAAACTGGAACGTGGACGGAACAATCACCTCCTCCTCCAAAATTTTATAAGAGGAACCGTCCAGATTATCCGTAATCCCTATAGAATGGATCGGCATATGCACTTTATAGATATAAATGCCCTCCGTGGTATACTTTATGGAATACATGATCTCACTCTCTATATCCATTTCCACCGCCTGCAAACACAGAATCCTTATCTCCGAAGCATGGCCGGAAATCTCATCCTGCTTCATCAAAAACCAGGGCGAAGTATCGTCATAAGCATTGCCATACACTGCCGCTCCACCGTAACAGCTGGTAAGTGCCAGCGCCGCAATGGTGCCGTTCCCCTGGCTGGTCGTAAAATCCCACACGAACTTATAGCCCTTATCAATCTCCATGCTCTCATTCAGGTTCATGCTGCCACGCATGGTATCATCATAAGGATTGGTATTGTTGGATGCATATGCCATCGGAAGCTCACTGCTCCCCACCAGCAGCTTATCTGCATTTTCCTCCAACGCCTCTGAAAACAGCAAGATACCGCCCAAGAGATTCGGGCAAATCGGTATAAAATACTTATTAAAATACTTAATCGTCCGGGTATTTACCAGCGTATTAAATAATCCCATGGGATTATGGTTAAAGAAAATATTCAACGCATTGGTCATCATATTTTCATGCTCCACCGTTGTCACTTCCCCGGTATTCACATCGGTAAGCTCAATTGTTGTTTTTCCTTTCAGTTTCATCACTGCCTCCTCTTCATTCAATCACCATCGGGAATCCCGTCATACTAAACTTCTGCACGGTTTCCTCTATTCCCACCGGCCCCGGCACCTTCTGCACCACGGATACTGCTTCCGTGAAATGTGCAAACCGCACAGCTTCTGCCAGTCGCCATTTTGTATAAGTATCCTCAACGCTAATCGTTCCATCCCATTCTGCCTCAGCTTCTGCAGCCATACCCTGACCACTAATGGTAGCAATACAAGAACCCGCCCCAATCATTGCAGTACCACCGGATACAGAAAAATATACCGAAAAGTTATTCAGCAGATTAGGGATCACATTTGCCACCGGATAATACAAAGGAAAGGTATGCTTTCCGCTGCCATAAGTTTCTGTGGGATAGAACATCTCAATCTCTGTATCATTCAACACATACCTTGCCCGTACCACAGCACGTCCATCCTCCTGCCAGCTGACAGGCAGGTTCACATCCACAGATACATCCACCGTACCGAGCTCTGCACTTTCCTCCGATTCTGCACTCACTGGTACTGGCACCGTAATCGTTCCACTAGCGACTGCTTCCCTGGTCACAGCATCCGTCGCCACCTCCAACACCACCAGTCCAATAAACTCCGCCTGAGTCATTTCTCCGGCGGCAAAATCAATGCTAATTACCTTAATCTCTGTTTTCCCAATCTCAAAGTCTTTCGCATTGGTAAACGAGAAAAATCCTATCTTTCCAGCCTCCACCTGATTCAACAGCCCGGAAATATTCTTATCATGCTTACTCTTCGCCTGAGCAAGCCTTGGATTCTTCCCTACGCACTTCAACGTATGCTTTACGCCAATCCGCAACTGCGAAGAAGTAATACAAGTAATCTGTGTCTCATCCGCATGCCCGCCACAAAACCGCAACACATCTCCCAGATCCAACGCCGGATTCCCGATGGTCTCCGAATCAAACGGCACATATGAAATCACCGAAATATCCGCCAGAATATTCCTACAAAGAGCCTCCCTGGTCTCCTCCAATCCAAACTGCAGAAAGGGATTCACTCCCAGATTCATGGTCAGTCCATTATCCTCTTCCAACCCGTAATACTCTGCAATCTGCGTCCTCAGATTGGTAGAACTGACTGCCGTATACCTGGTAATAAAATCCGAAAAACTACTGCTGAACCTCTGCTTACTGCTGATCTCCATCACCGGCTCATTTCCATACTTTCGCAGTTCCAGCTTCCCTACTCGATTGATCACGAAAAATCCGCCCAGCACCTGTCCGATGTAAAACAACACATCCCGGTACGTCTCCACATCATTCTCCCCGTACAAAGACAACACCGCTGCTCCGTTGGGCATGGCTACAATTTCTTCCGACCTCTGAGCAAATTCCACCTTACATGCCTTACAACAAAGCATGATAATCTCATAAGCATTTCCCTGGGTATTCTTACTGTTAAACTTCTTATCAAACCGAAGCATAAAATCATACGCCTTAATCTCCAGGCAACGGATCCTCCGGTTGGCCTCACTGACTTCAAAAACTCCCATAGGCACCGCCTCATAGCTTCCGTCCGCCAGCTGTAAATGATAATATAACTCCACCAGGGCATCCTCCAGCGAATACCGGTCAATCTCCGAAAGCAGCGTAATCCCCATCTCTGCCGCATACACCGTACCAAGCTCCATCTCCGTACTTCCGCAGCACTGACCGGAAATATACCCGCTGCCCTTCACAATATCCTCATTCCCAAACTTATACACCACATCTGCTTTCGTGGTAATCCTGCCGGTCCAATAATATCGCCTTGTGTTCTCCTGCACCGCCTGCAGGAACGCTTCACTCACTGGGTACAAAAGCAACACCTCCCAAATAGAAAAGCACCAGCCAACTAAATGACTGATGCCCTCAAAAATTTTATCACTTCATAATCCTTACTTTTTTGCAATCATCGCTTTGATTGCTTCACATGCAAACACTGCCGTACCTTCTCCACCGACTTTATCGATGTTCGTGGTAATATCTCCACCGCCTGCATACATAGCTCCAAGCCCTAACAGAATCTTATCTGTACAGGTATAATAATGTTCTGTAATATGATCCTGCAGCTTTCTTGCCAGCGACACCGCTTCCTCACAATCCGGTGACAAATCTTTGACCTTTCCGAACTCCGCAAAAATACTCATCATTTCTACATTCAATTTCTGCTGCGTTTCCTCTGTTCGCCCTGCAGACTTTTTCTCATATTCCTTATATGCATCGGTGGTTCCCCAGGACGCCTTCGCCCGTTCAGCATACTCATCAATTTTCCTAGTATCAAATGCTTCAAAACTCATGTATTTCACTCCTATCGCTTTAATTCCACGAGCAAGATCAATCAGATTCTGCAAATGTTCTTTTCGAAGCTCCAGCAAATGAATCTGCTGCTCCAAAGCTTTGCTTCTGTCAAAATCAGGACTGTCCAAAATTTCCTTGATATCCTTCAGCGGAAATTCCAATGCCTTAAAAAGCAAAATGTGTTGCAGACGCTCCAACGCCGCTTCATCATACAGGCGGTAACCTGCTTCGGTTACTTCTGTGGCCGGCAGAAGCCCGATATGATCATAATGATGGAGAGCACGTATACTTACCCTCGATATTTTACTAACTTCATGTACTGTCATCATTTCAGCGAATCACCTCTTTCTCTGTGGTAATTCTACCATAAACTATGACGTAATGTTAGAGTCAATAGGATTTTTATAATTCTTCCTAAAATTCTTTCAGGACAAAAGATACCGTCCACAATCCTCTGTAAGAAGTGTCCTTTTTCAGCTTCGCCTGGAATCCTTCCATATACATTTCCGTATTCCTAAGCTCTGCCGCCTCTGTATCAAAATAATCCACCGACACTTTATCTTCCTTTGAATATGCTGTCAGCAGCTTCAACCATTTTGCTGTCACAGAAAAAGAGACGGAAATCGTCACAACACCCTGCCTTACCACATCCCTCTGTATGGTTCCGGCTTCCGTCTCCCCACTGCTACCAGCCTCCACTGCTTCCAAAGACACCTCATAAGAATCCGGAAGAGGAAGTGCAGTTCCGTCAAATTTCAAATATTCAAAAAATGCCATCCTACCTTCCTCCACTTCGTAAATTCATCCTCTGTTGCGCATCCACAATCACCTCATCCAGCATGGTGCCACCCAGGTATACCGGAATCACGATATCGCCAACACTCTGACCGTTCATACGGCTAAGTACATCTGTAATTGCTCCTGTAATACCGGACAACATCTCCGCAGAACTGCCCACTGGCACACCGCCTGCACCGGCAATCTCCAACGCCTCCAGCCTTGGACTGATCACCATATCCGAAGCTACTCCATCCACAGCCTTCGCGATCATGCCCCGGCTCTTCTCAATGCCCTTAGCCAGTCCACTCATAAAATCCGGCATCCAGCTTTCATAATCCGTAAGCGGTCCTTCATCCGGCACGGAAAAATGCAAAAAAGAACGAATCGTTTCCGCCACATTCGTCACCGCATTCTTCACTTTGTCTATACAGCTCTCGATACCATCCACAATACCACTGATAATATCCGACCCCCATGTATAGGCAGAAGACGCAAGACCGGTAATAAAGCTGACAGCACTGTTGAATCCACCCTTTATCGTATCTAAAATTCCGGATGCAGTATCCTTAATCCCTTCCCAAATATCTACAAAGAAATCCTTGATACCATTCCAGATTGACTGTGCAACAGAACTGATAGCCTGCCATGCAGCCACCAGAAATTCTTTGATCGCATTCCAAGCTGCAATCGCAACCTCTTTGATATTCTCCCACAGGTCAATCCAAAACTGCCGGAACTCTTCATTCGTATTCCACAGATAAATGAAAGCTGCAACCAACGCGGCAATGGCTGCTATAATCAGTACAATCGGATTGGCAAGCAAGGTAGCATTCAGCGCCGCAAATGCAGCCTTCACCACGTTAATCACGCCAGCAAGCTTCGGTATAATCGTCATGATCGTACCCACCGCACTGATAACCTTTCCAATCACGATAAGTAACGGCCCCGCAACAGCAACGATTCCGCCAATCACCAGAATCGCTTTTTGTACGCCCGGGCTTAAGTTCGTAAAGGCATCCACTGCTGCCGTGATCTTCTTCACCAATCCTGTCAAATAGGGAATCACATACTCCGACAGCTTGATAGCCAGCGATTCCAAGGAGCCACCTAACTGCTCTACCTTGCTCTGCAGATTGTCCTGCATCACCGCTGCCGTCTTTTGGGCAACCTCTGAACAATTATTCATGGAGGCAGACAAGACATCATACTCTTCCTGTGTCAAATTCAACAGCGAAATCAATCCGGATATTCCCTCTTTTCCGGCAAGTGCTGTAGCATAATAAGCCTTCTGATCCTCAGTCAAACCGGAAAACTCGGTTCTCATGATAGTAACAATCTGGTCTAAAGATTTGAACGAGCCATCACTATTGGTAATACTAAGACCAAGTTCCTCCATTGCTGTCGCAACTGTCTTTGAGGGCTTTGCCATATTTGCAAGCACTGTTCTAAGAGAGGTACCTGCCTGGGAACCTTTAATACCAGCCATAGACATGGCTGACAATGCTGTAGTAACATCCTCAATAGAAAGTCCCATGGACTGCGCCAACGGAGCCACATATTTATAAGACTCCCCAAGATCTGCCACACCAATGGTTCCGGAATTGGCCGCCTGTGTCATTAAATCCGCAACTCTGGCAGAATCTTTCGCAGTCAATCCAAATCCGGTAATGGCATCCGCCACAATGGTTGACACGGTCCCCAAACTCTCGCCCGATGCAGCCGTTGCATCCAATACACCTGCCATACCTTCAATAATCTGCTTTGTTGACCATCCGGCTTTTGCCATCTCCGTCATGGCCTCAGCAACTTCTCCGGCTGAAAAGGAAGTCGTTGCTCCCAGCTCAATGGCCTTGTCTCGAAGCGTCTCAAAATCTGCACCGGTTGCTCCGGTAATCGCCTGAACACCGGACATGGCTTTTTCAAAATCCGATGCCACCTTTATCCCGGCTGTACCAATACCGGTAATGGTCGCAGTCACAGGAAGTAACAATTTCCCAACACCTTCAATCTTTCCTCCGGCCTCTTGAAACTTCGTTCCCGTTACCGAAATCTTCTGCAACGCCACCGCAGACTGCGCTGCCTGCGTCTCCAAATCCTCCAAAGTTCTCCGAGTTTCAATGATTTCTCTCTGCAGAGCATCATACTGATCCTTAGTAATGGTTTCCGCCTTTAAAGCTTCATTTGCCCGCTCACCGGCTTGCTTCAATGCTTCCAGCTTATCCTTGGTAGCCTGAACTTCCTCATTCAAAATCCTCTGCTTCTGTGCCAACAGTTCTGTATTGGACGGATCCAGCTTCAGCAACTTCTCCACATCCTTCAACTGTGCCTGCGTATTATATACTTCATTATTTACATCCCTTAAGGCATCCGTCAGCTTCGTCGTGTCACCACCGATTTCTACTGTGATACCTTTAATTCTGCTTGCCATCTGAATCCTCACCTCCCCTATTTTTACATACAAAAAAGACACCTATCAATTTGATAGATGCCTTATAAAATCTTATACTATCTTTTTAAAACCACATCAATTTTGAAGATTCTTCTAAAACAGGAAGTTTTACACTTCCTACCACGCACTTAAACTCAAAACAAGTATATTCACGTTCTTCAACTGTCGTTGTAATTATCCTATCTTCCGGTACATAATTCAGTTTACATTCAATACTGTATATGTTATCCATTGTATCAGTAACAATAAGCCTCAATGTACTCTCTGAATTTGGTACAACTATAGAACAATTATCTGTAGTTCGTATTTTACACACTTCACCCTTTTCAAGAATAACAGGATCTGCAAAATCATATTTCTTCCCATCAAATAACATTCCTCGTAGAATTATGTTACTCTCTGATATATTTTTCATTACACAGTCTTGGATAGTAATAAGATAAAGCGAATTTTCATTCACCTGATCCACTTCCTTTATGCTAGTCAAATCCAGACCTTCATATATGTGTGCGCAAGCCTCACATGATTCCTCCATCCCGAACACTACTTTCATATATGGAATGTTTTTCTTCCTTTCATCCTCCTTGCGATCTTCGTCCCCCTTCTTAAAGGTCCATGCAACACCAATCAATGTAAACAATCCACCAAATACAGCTGCTACAATCGCCACAATAATACTCTGTAATTTTTCATTTGGAATTATGTAAATTAAATATACGGCTGTTCCCATGCCGAACAATAATTCTAATACAAGCCAAACTCTTAATGATTCTACGATATTAAAAAGGGCAAGTGCTAAATTATAAAAAACAAACGTAACAGCTAGTGTACCACAAATAATGGTTGTCCAGAACCAGTCATTAAAAACCCCCATATACGTTAAATCAAAAAGCCAATACAACAAAATATATTTAACTACATTAATACTGATTTTTTGTTTCTCATCTTTCGTTAATTCCTTATGTTTCAGATTATATGACAATAAAGATATAAAAAACGCAAACGTATAAATTGCTACGACACCAAAAATCACCCATAACCAGGCATGTGTAATTTGATAATAACGTATTACAAAAACACTTAAGAAAACAAACAACAATGCCCAGAAACTCCATTTTTCGACATGGTCAACAACAGTTTCTTCGATGTCTGGTTCTTTTTTTCTAACATCTTTTATGGCCAATATTATTAATACTCCAAACGCTGAATACCATATACATTGAGCAACAAAACTATCAAGACAAGAATTTAAAAAAGGAATAATAAAGAATGCAAGCATCGACAATAATATGATTACTTTTCGAATTATTTTATAAATTACCTTAATTCCTTTAACAATTACGGGCATAATTCTATTATACAAATTCTTGATTATAGTCTTTACTTTTGCAAATATTTTTCTCATAATTACTTCCTTTATATAAATCATTACTTTAATGCTTTATCTTAACAAATTAATAATAACACGGTTTTTATCCTGCAACAACCCTAAAATCTATCTACCTCCTACCCAACCACCACAGCATACTTTCACTCATCATTCCTACTCTCCCGCTCAAAATCCCCCTGGTATGCTTGCGTATTATACACTTCGTCATTTACTTAAGGTATCTGTCAGCTTCGTAGTACCACCACCACTTTTAACTGCAATGCCTTTGTAGACAAAATAAAAGTCTATAGTTCTCCTCGCATAAAATGGCACCTGCCAAGGTTGACAGGTGCCGCAAATATTCTCATTCTATTTTTACTTCCAACAATATGAAAATTTATCTTTCAGAAAACAGAATTTTTCTAGTATATTACCAAATTCCTTTTCCGTCACCAAACAAAATATGCTTGATATTCTCATTAATTTCACTTTCCGTTAAACCTTGTTGAATTAACGGTTGAATCACCTCTCTGCTCTCTCTTGTGTGAGGAAGTTCCGAAGCTAATCTATTCGCCTTATCTTCATATCCTGCTTTCAAATACAAGAAGCACAAAGTTGCACGCATAGTAGATTTTTGTCTTTCATTGATGGATATAGGTAATCCTCTTTCCATCAATTCGATTGCCTCATCTGTATTACCTTTTAACGCCAGTGTACTTGCTAACCCTAAAATCATTCCTGGTTTGTTGGGATAAATTAGTAATGCCTCACGATATGTCTTTTCTGCTGAATCATAATCTCCTCGCCTTTGATATTCAACCGCTTTTTTATGAATATTATATCGTGTCTCTTCTGCACGAATTGCATCCATCCCTACCAACAAATCTATACTTGTTTCAAAAATATTAGCAAGTGCAGGTAATAGTGTAATATCTGGATAAGACTCTCCTCGCTCCCATTTTGAAACACTTTGTGGGGTAATCCCTAAATATTCTGCAACATCCTCTTGTGTGAGATTTTTCAAAATACGATATTTCTTTAAGTTTTCCGGCAAATATAACATAGCACCCTCCTGATGATTTATTCTAATTAAATCATATCATGAGTACCCATAAATTCAATGACGCAATAGTTGTCTTAGACTCAACCAGAAAATTACAGAAGGAGCAACAAATTAATGTTAACTTATCTCTTTTTATACATGACTAATTCTGGATTTGCCCCGTTTTCTTCATAAGTACACACGAGAATAAATTCCATATTTGCAACAATTCCAAAACACCTGTCCCCACCAAATTCACATTCCAGCTGATTTCCCAAATAAGTAGCCCCATCTTCTAAAAACTTAATGCTTTTTCCATTGGGGAGTTTATATTCAAGATTGACATAGCCACCAACAAGGGCGTTCAAACTTTCAAGCTTTGGCATTCCTTCAATGTGTAAATCGTTAATTTCATCAATAAGTTGTTTTTTGAATTCATTGAATTTTTCTTCGCCGCCAAGCTCCGCATATCGTTTCCAGTAATTGAGTTTTGGAAGACTCTCTTTCATATATGCTCGAACTTGATCAGAAGAAAAGCTTTCATTTGCCAGGTGTCCGGCAAGGAATTCAACCAGATCATCCATATTTTTATACACGTATTCGCCGTCCGCATAACACCATTTGCAGTATTCTTCATTAAAAACACCATTTATTTCTTTACTGATATCAGAATCTTCAAGAGGCATACCACAACACTGACAAATCAGTTGCCGTGGAGACCCTAAAAGAGTGTTAATAGAAACGTCAAACAATTTTGATAACAGTTTCAACGTTTCTGTGTTTGGTGTAGTTTCTCCATTCTCCCAACGCGATACAGCCTGACGGGTAACATATACTTTTTCTGCAAGTTCGTCTTGTGATAATCCTGCTTTATTTCGTAGCTCCAATATAACATCCTTCGTTTCCATTTTTACTGTCCACCTCCACAGTAATTATATACGCGATATATCAAACTGCAAAGCAACTCGTTGTTGCTGTACTTAAATTCTTCTTATTAAATGCTTCACAAGATTTGGATTTATCGCTTCAACGAACTGAAATTTTTAAATCTCTTATGAATAATCAGGAATATCCGGCAATCTCTCAAGAATCCATTCTAATAAATAACACCAAAATCTTACACAATACTGTAAATCGAACCATGTTCCAATTGTTCTCCCCTCAAATGAATGTATTCCATTTCTATTTGATTGAATTTCTTTTAAAGCTGATAACTCATCATCATCTAATAACTCCATCGAAACGTAATAGCCTATTATTTCATCTAGCATAACTCTTTGAACAGGATGTTCAACAGTATGTTCCTTTATTTTATCCTTAATAGCTTTCTTAAGTGACTTACCTTGTGACACTGTAATAGTTTTGTTTGTGACAAGATTATTAATTGAGTCTATTATAGAATTCTTTACTTCATCAATATCCACATCCTCCCATTGTCGCCATTTGGACCTTTGATAATCGTCTATATAAAACGCCAAGAACATCTGAAGAACTGTTTCAGTTAACGAACCAAGTAGAATCCAACTGGTTAATCGATATGCATTATCATTCTTATTTTCTATATCTTCGTGTTCGCAATATTCTCCCTTAGAAATATGTTCTGACAAATTTCTAGAAAGGCTTCTAAACCTATCCATCGTTTCTTGGTTTATCAATTCTTTCGTTATATCATAAGGAGAATATGAAACAATTTCAAGCATATCACTTGCAAACTTATTGCTAATATCAATAACTCTATGTTGTAACTCTTCCCAACCACAATCAATATTTCCATCCCACAAGTGTTCTTTCATTTTATCTATCTCCTTTGTTTACGGACTTCTGCAAATTGTAATTTAACAAACTACAGGCTCCCAAGCGAACGGCAACAAATCGCGTGCTTTGACCTTGATAAGATTCCCAGTTTCATCATTAACAATCACTTTAATATCGGGACAGTATTCAAACAACATTTGTCTACAGTTTCCGCAAGGCGGAATAACGCAGTTAAGATGCTTCTCATGAACAGCGACGATTGTATCGAATTCTCGTTCTCCGCTTGAAATCGCAATACCGATGGTAATGTATTCAGCGCAAGAACCGTGAATGCCGTCGCAGTTTACCCCTTTGTATATATTTCCATTCCTGCACAAAACCGCACACCCAACAGTGTGGTTGTAAATACCGTCATCAAAATTGTTTGCTAAAACTTGCAAGCCGATTTCTATTAGCTCTTTATCTTTTTCTGTAACAGGGTATCTTTCCATATTAACCTCTCCCGTCAAATTCAAATTCTCCAATTTCTCATATCATAAATACAATCATACCACAAAAATCCAAATCCCTCAATCAGAAGCGGTCAAACTCCTCCTGCCCGGCCACCACTGCATACTTCCACTCGTCATTCCGACTCTCCGCATACATATCATTAATCAGGCCTATCGACAGCAGCTCCAAATCTGCCATCGACAAGCCCAACTGCACACACCTCAGCAAGAACAACGGCGTTGTCATTTCTCGCTCTGTTGCACGAAGTTTTTTTTAGACTCCACATCCGTCTGCACATTCAATCCCCACAGTTCGATCAACTGGGGTAGCACCTGGTAAATGGAAAACGTATTAAACCCATCCAGCCACTCCTCCGGACTATCGGGAAGCGCCGGATCCGCATGCTTCGCCATCACAAAAGCAATATTCTCAAACATTTCCAGAGAGAACATATCCAGGTTCGACTTCTCCGCCTTGTTGTCTCCCACAGACTTCTCCAACGCCTTCAGATCCTTATAAATATCCCTCTGAAACTTCATTCGATAAATTCTCGGAATGGCAGCGGATGCCTTAAAAGGCACCTGCTTACCATCAATCTCAATATTCCTAATCATACTCATTACGCTACACCCTCGCCTTCCTCCGCTTCTGTTACAGTCGGCATATACACAGCCTTGTACCAATCATTGTAAACCGTAGTATCCGTGGTGTTACCGGTCTTTGCCTTCACAATACCACTGGCCAGCGGCGTTGCCTTAATGGTAAGCGTCTCCGTCTGCACCTCTCTACTGTCCTCGTTGGTCTTGCCTTCGATACCGGGACGGGACGCTGCACAGTTATACAACACATGACGGATATGCTTCTTGTCACCATCAAACTCAAACAGCAACGCAAATGAAGCCAGTTCCACTTGTGCATTCTCAATCAGCACTCCATTATCATCCAGTGCCTCCTTCAGTACTTCGGTACGGAAACTCTCCGGGATCAACGCCAGCTCCAGATCACCCTCATACCCCATGTTATTGTTGATCACATAATATGCAATCCCATCCGCATAAAAGTTCTCCGGCTCCCCATTGGCATCCAGCGAAATAGATACCGAACCGGGGATTGCCGTAGGATTTCCATAAGAAACCGTACCATCCTCTCCAATCGTCAGCAACGCATAATGTGCATTCTTCAGATTATACTTCACCTTATTATTCTTATCAGCCATCTTCTAAACCTCCCATTCAAACGTATAAAGGACCTCATAAAGCTTCTCGCTCTGGATCCAAACCTCGGATTTGTTATAAAAAACGCCATGCCCGTCCAGCACAGCCTCCACACCCTGTTCCACCGCCAAATCCTTCCAATCGGTGTACAGCTCTATATGCACCTCATTTATCTTGTAATAAACCTTGCCATCTCCCGAAAAGTTATTACTCCCCGGAACCAGATAACAGACAAACGGCGGCTCCGGAGACTCCCCTTCCGCAAAATGATGATACGCAAAAGGTAGCTCCATCTCCTCTAACATCTGCAATAATTCTTCCATTGTCTAACCCCTCAACGCTCTTTCAATTTCTTCCTGCAACTGCCGGATCCCCAGCTCCTCTGCAGGCGCAATATGCACCTCTCCCTCATACCTTCCGCCATTTCGCAAAGCATGACCATACTCCAGCAAATGCGCCAGCTGATACCGGTTCCTGGAATGCACCACCACCGCCAAAGTCTGTGAAGTCTCCCGCACTGTTTTCACACGCCAGCTTTTCCCATACTCCCCGGTATCCTTCGGCGCATTCCCCTTAATTTCCTTACGAACCGTCTTTCCTGCACTTCGGACCGCTTCCTTCATATCCTCCGTGGCAAGCCTGGCATACTCATTCAGACCATCCATCACAACATCTGCCAAATCCCCGATAGAAATATTCCGTGCCATCACTGCCTCTCCTTCTCACACCGAAACTTCAAGGCACGCTTCTTCAAATTCAAATGATCCACCTTCCGGATATTGTAAACACCACCATTCCACAGAATCCGATAACCAGTGGTATCCACCGCCATCATCTTCTTACAGAAACGCACCGTAAAGCCAATCTCCGCATGCTCCGTGGTCATCCCTGCAGCTCCGCTCTCCACAGAACTCCTTCCCACCGAATCACTAATGGTCGCAAAACAGGAATGATAATCCGTCCACACACTCTTCCGATTCCCTATCCTGTCTGCCACCACTTCACACTTCTGAAAAGTAATTCTGGTATTCATCGCCGCAATATCCATTAGAACGCCTCCTTCCGAATCCCAAACAACAACGCCCGAAGGGATAACGTAAGCTCCTGATGATCCGCCTCTTCCCTATGCTCATACCAATACGCTACCGCATACATCACTGCAATCTTCGCATTCTTCTCCTGAGCAAACACCTCTGCATCCTCACACCTTGCCACATCCATACAAAGCTTCTCCGCCGCCGCAATGAAAGACTCCAGGATCACATCATCATCCTCAAAATCCACCCGAAGATAAGACTTCATTTCTTCCAGTGTCACTACCACGCTATCACCTCCGAACCATCATTTTTAGGCTCCCATTTTCAGCACCTGCACAGCCTCGGCAAGCACTAACTTACCATCCACACGCTCTTTTGCAACAAAACCGACCATACCATTTCCGGCAAAGAGTTCTTTCAGTTCTGCGAAAGAACGAACCCCACGGTCACCAATGTTGTAGTAGCTGAAATCGCCAAAGGCAATAACAGGCTTGCCCGCTGCAATGGTAGGAACATAGGCAGAAGTCATTACTTCATAGCCAAAGAGTCTGTCCGGTTCTCCAGCCTGCAAAGAAGGCTGCCATAAATACTGACCGTTTTCATCTTTCAGCTTACGAAGTGCCGCAATCGTCGCATCGTTCATAATGAACTTCGCTTTCTTACGATAAGGGCGCTTTAATGCGTACACAAGATTGATGATTTCATCTGCTGTAATCTCTGTTGCACCTGCAGCAGTCACACCAATCTCTCCGCCACCTTCTTCTGCAAAGATACCAAGAGGTTTGCCGGTACCGTCACCATTAAGGAACGCATCCTCTTCTGCATTTGCCAGTGCTCTGGAGAACTGACGGATTAAGTAATTCTCTAAGCCAAATGCATTGTCATAAAGCAACTCTTCTGTAACTTTTACAGCCACATGGAGCTTATGGGCATCAAGATTGATCTGGTCAAACTTCGCATCCCCAAAAGTTAATGCCTCACCCTCATCAATCCATGCTGCCGCCGGTTTAGAACCTGCAATATTAATCTTGCGTTCCCCACTGGTTGTAATGGTTGTACCAAGTCTGCGGAAAATGTTTTCCTCTTCCAGACCTTCAATCAATCTGGAATCATACTCCTCCGGCACCAGATAACCACCATCCGTATCAATCCCCTCAGAAAGCACATTTCTGATATTACGGAAGTTGTTACGGATTGCATGAAGCATGGCTTCTTTATATTCGTTGGAAGCACGACCGGTCTTCTTTTCCTGACCACCGGCACCATTCATAGGCTTACCGGTAAGAGGAGTATTCACAGGCTTATTCAGCTCTGCTTCCATAGCCTCCATCTCTTCCATACGAGCAATCTCAGCAGAATAGTTCTGTACCTTCTGCTCCATCTCTGCATAAGTCGCTGCATCCTCAGCGGATAACAGACCATCCTTATCACGTTTTGTTTCCACGAAAGCCTTAGCAGCTTCCCACGCTTTGTTTCTCTTTTCTCTCA